TTGGAAAATAAAATCGGAACCCCAAGCAAAGAATTGTTAAACGTCATGGCAGGTTATTTAAAGCTAAAAAACCCAATACAGAATAATAAGCTGAATGAAAAATTATTATCCCAGAGATTTGCCGATATGCTGAAAGAATTGACATCCATCAAATATAGTATAAATAACAGCCATGACTCTCTCGTTTCCTGTATCAACGACACAATAAAGAAAAACAGTAAAAATTGCCCAGTTTTCAGTCAACTTTCTGTTAAAGAGAACAAAACAAAAGAAAGCAAAGCTGTAAAAGCAACCGATACGGTAAGCGCAAAAAATGCCGTAACGAAAAAACCGATGCAGGAAAAAGAAGAGACTCCTACGTATGTAAAGACTGACATTATCGAAAAGGCAGAAAGCGCAGATGCTGTGAAAAAAGGCAATGAGGTATATTCAATATGCGGTAGGGAGTTTACGGTAATCAGTCTAAGATAATGACAGATGCCATGAAAAAACAGTTTGAAATGGCTATACTTCGTAATAATAACGTTAACAACTCGGATTCAAGCGAAGAAGTTGCAGCTATTGCAAGAAAGCAAGGCGATGAAGTTTATAAAATCGGCAATCAGGAGTTTACCGGTAATCAGTCTAAGATGATGACAGATGCCATGAAAAAACAGTTTGAAATGGCTATACTTCGTAATAATAACGCTAACAACCCGGATTCAAGCAAAGAAGTTGCCGCTATTGCAAGAAAGCAAGGCTTGAAATTGATGATATTCTGTTTCACAATCCGTAATTCATGCCGTTAGGAGATGAACAACATGGAAGAATTAAAAGATCCTGTGAAAAATTCGGAATTGCATAAAAACGCTAAGAACTGCCCTGAAGGTTGTTATGAAGAATTAGAAAAGTTAAAAAAAGAATATCAGTCACAATACGCCGATATTGAATCTAAGCATAAAGATTTTCACGGACGAGATGACAGATCGGCAAAAGAACTTATGGATTTAACCATAGCTTTTCGTAAACGAATTAAAACCATAAGAGATAAATACAACGTTTAGCACATTTTAGAGAACGTTTCCGGCTGCCGAAAAGAAGATGCGGCAAACCACAAACATTTCGTCACAGCTTTTTATCGAATTTTTTCGCCGGCAATAAAAATGCTTCTAAAAGCAAGAAAACGTAAACGAAAAATCAAGATAGGAGTAAGTTATATGTTTGATTATAGGGTTTGCAATGCACCTGATTCGGATATTTTTTTAAGGCAATGCAAGGCTTTGGAGAAAAACATTCCGGACTTGAAAAAGAGCGAAATACTAATAGATATAGATGGTTCACAAATCGCTGTCTATTTTAAAGACGGCAAAAAGGTGACGGTTCATAACAGTTACTATGTAGGTGCGGTTTATATTCAGTCAGAGTTCGATTTAATAACATTTTCCCGACAAAAGAAAGAGGTGATAAGTAGTGAAACCATATATAGTTCAATTAGAAATCGATGACCGTAAATCTATTGTATATTGCAAGGATGGTACAATATACAAAGGACGATGCATCGGTGATTGTATCGTTACAAATGATGACGGTGAAGATGAAGACGGTATTCGTTATCAAACTAATGACGGATATGAAATTCTTTTAATAGATGATGACATTGAATCCGTCAAATTTATTGATTAAGCACCATTTCAAGAGTGTTTTTCTTATGGTAAAAAGGAGATAAGGTTTCATATTACGTTTAAACAGCACTTTCATGGTGCTGTTTTTATATTATCTGTTTTACAGAAAAGAAAAATCGTTATGGATGAAAAAACCACAACATCGGCGCCTTGCAAACGCCGAAATAGGCGTTGATACAGCGCATCTGGGCGATATAATTCAGAGTGCGTATATGCAGACGGTTTTCGATGTGACGAAGGGTGCGGATTACCGTGCGGCTTTTGACCTTATCCCCGAAAGCCGTGTTAAAGCTATCCTGTCTACCAACTGGAGCGGCCAGATGTTCTCCCAGCGTGTCTGGGATAACACAAACGCACTTGCAGACGGGCTGAAGCACGATATGCTTGTGGGCATTATGGCAGGAAAGTCCGAGCAGCACATGGCGGACGATATAATGAACCGCTGCGGTGTCGGCGCTTTCGAGGCACGCAGGCTTGTCCGCACCGAAACAACGTACATTTCCAACAAAGCCGAGCTTGAGGGCTACAAAGAGCTTGACATTGACGAATACGAGTTTTCCGCCTGCCTTGACAGCCGCACAAGCAATCTATGCCGTGAGCTTGACGGTAAGGTGTTCAAGCGTAACAGCGCACAGGCAGGTGTAAATCTTCCGCCTATGCACCCGTTCTGCCGTTCTACAACGCTCCCTGTTCTGCCGAGCGAGGAGGATCTTGATAAAGAGCTTGCGGAACTTTGCGATGAGATAGGCGCAGATGTTGGCTTTGACGAGTGGGAGCGGAACTTACAGCAGGGCGAGGACGGCAAGTGGCGGTACGTTGCAGGGTGCGGCTAAACGCTTTGCGGAGCTGGGCTATGATACCGTGCTTATATCGCAGTACGGAGGCTGCTCAGAAACCTGCGAGCCGTATCAGGGCAAGGTTTACATTGATGATGTATTCACGATATGGAACGGCGAGAGAAGCGGCGACTTCGGCAAGTCAAACTACTGCGACAAGTGGTTTATGCTGTTGTCTGTGGCAATCCGAGGCGGGCTGTTCCACCCTAACTGCCGTCATACTATGGGGCAGTACATAGAGGGGCTTACAAAGATACCTCAGCCGATTCCTGCCGAGAAGATACGGGAACAGCGAGAGCTCGAAGAAAAGCAACGGGCTATGGAGCGCAAGATAAGAGCGCTCAAACGCAAGGCAGAAGGCACGCAGGATGAGAAGAAGGTCAAGGAGTATAAGCGTAAGCTCCGAGAGGAACAAGGCAAGCTCAGAGAGTTTATCAAAGAGCACGACGATGTTCTTCGCAGAGATTATTCAAGGGAGAAGATCTACAGCGGTAAGGGTGAGCCGAAGCAGACAGCTCCGAGAACGGAAGAAGCACCTGTTAAAGCTACCGATACCGAAAGCAAAAATCCTGTTCCGACAGATAAAGAACCTAATATTCCTCAGCCGGATAATAACATTTCCGAGCCGGAAAATAACGTTTCTAAGTCGGAAAATAACGAAAACGCTATGAATTTTGTACAGCCTGAGCCTATAAAGCCGGTTCAGAGCAACGAAGACACAGACGATACGCCGACTGCGGTTGTGTCTGATGAAGCCGATGAAACTGCTGAAACGACAGAAAACGTACAGGAAACTGTAAAACAGCCTATTGAAACAGTGACAGACAGCAAAGAAAGCGTACAGAATTTTACAGACGATACTGTTGACAATTCGGATGAAAGTGATATAATAGAAGAGGATAATATTGATCACTTTATAGGTGACAACACCACTGAACCGTACAAGTATGAATATTCTTTTGAGCCTAAGGTTACAGCAGAAGTAAGAGAAGCTTTTAACGAGGAATATCAGAAAGCTGTTGAAATGTATGGCGAGATTGATACTGTGTCCGGCGTTAATGTATTGACGGTTGTTTCTAAAGACGAAGGTCTTTATAATGACAATAGTCAGCGGATTTCTCTTCGCCACGCTGAAAAGAAAAACGGTTTGAAGATTATGGCGAGTGTTGCGCAAGAGAAATATAAAGCCGGTAAGTGGTCTACAGGACATCCAAGACACGCTATGAGGCACGAAATAGGTCATGCAATACAGCTTCATCATTGGTTGTATGATCCTAAGTGGAAAGAAAAATACAGCAAAATAGTAGAAATATTTGATATGGCAATGGAAAATCAGAACGGCTATGCTATCCCATCGTCTTATATAGACGGAGATATAGCAGAGTTTATTTCCGAATGTGTGGCTGCAAGCTATTTAAATCCTAAGAAGCAATCAAAAACCATTAAGGCTATTTTCAGAATAATTACAGGAGGTGTATAATATGCAGGAAATGCCGATTAAAATTGCTGAGTGGACTGAAATTAGAAAAGGTACTGGCAGACGCTTTTTAAAAGATGACGCACCCGAAGATATACGCCGTGCGGCGATAGAATGGGAACGAGATTTCAACCGCAAAACAGCAAGAAGACGAATAGTTAATATTGATATTTGACCTAACCGCCCACAGCAGTGAGCGGTTTTCTTATACCCGTGTGCAATTGATTGCACAAGCAAACTTAATAATTTTACCGCTCCACGAGGGCGGTATTTTTATACCCAAAATCAAAGAAAGCGAGGTAAAGCAATGGAACCCGAAAAGAAAACTCCCGAAGAGGAGAAGAAGCCCGCTCCCGCAGCGGAGCAGAAGGACGAGCCCAAGCCCGAAGAGAAGCCCGCCGAAAACAAGCAGACGGACGATAACGGCACGGCAGAGAAGCCACCGGTAATAAACAAACAAACCGCATAAAAATGCGGTTTGAAAGAAATATGGTCGAGGTGACAAGAATTATAAAAGCTGTTTTCTGTATATTCGCAGGAAGTGTTTAAATTGCTATTAAAGCCTTATGCAATGCAGATTCACGGACTTTTAATTGCTGCAACATTTCGGGTCGTTTTTTCTTAAATGACAAAAAATCGTGTACAAATCGTGTACAGATATTACTTGATATTATTAAGAATGCTCACTGCCCGTTCCTCTTCTCGTGGGTACAGGTGGGCGTATGTTTGCCATGTTTGTTGAACGTCCGCATGACCGAGCCGCCGTGCAATTTCCTGTATGTTGATGCCTTCATTAATCAACAGGGTAGCGTGGGTGTGGCGGAAGTCGTGTATTCTTATATGCGGAAGCTCAGCAAGTGCAGCGTATCTTATATTGTGTGTGTCAAGCGAAGCGTCGGGCAGGTAACTGATACCGCCGCAAACCCTATAATCTTCAGTAAAGTTTTTATCTGCTTGCTGACGTTTCTTGTGCTCGTTGAGTATTTTCAACAGTGGCAGAGGTATTTGCAGTGAACGATACGACGATTTGTTCTTAGGCGGGGTTTCTGTTATCTTGCCTTTTATTTTCTGTGATATGGAGCGGCGGATATTAAGTGTATTACCCGTTATATCGGACCATTTCAGCGCATTGATTTCACCTTTGCGTGCACCGGTGTAGAAAGCAATGGAGAAAAACACATAGTACCCCCATTCGGTAATCGTGTCTTTTTCTTCACACATTTTCTTGACAACGCTTATATATTTCAGATACTGATCGGCTGTGTAGTAATGTAGCTTGTCCTCCGGTGTCTCAAAATACACCTCCTTAAAATTGCCCACAGCTAAAAGCGGATTTTTAGGCAGGTAGTCCATTTTTACAGCATAATTCAGCAGAGCTCTGAGTTCGCCGTAATAATTCTGTAATGTTTTGAGCTTATATCCTTTTTCGGATAGTATGTTCTTCCACTTCTGAAGCTGAGCCGTGTTGAGCTTGTTTAATTTAATATCAAACAGATACGGCTTTACAGAGGCGTTTATATTATCGTTGATCTTTGCAAGCGATGTTTCTCTGACTTCGCCCTTTTTCGTGATGTAATATTCGGCGTACAGCTCTTCCAAAGTCATAGAAGATACAGGTGCTTCCTTCGATTTTGAATAGGCACTCATCAGTTCGGCTTCAAGCTGTTTTGCTTCTGCCGCTCCGTAAGTAATACGGGTAAGCTGACGTGCTACACCGGTCCTGTCAATATAGTTTATGCGAACTCTGTATTGTTGCAAACCGTCTTTTTTTACGCTTGTTTTGTATATTGGCATTTTAACACCTCCTAAATTTTTTCCCCGTCAGCAGAAGTTGACGGGGAATTGAATTATCTTTCGTATCCTTTTGATTTTTTCTTTTTGGGTTTTATTTCCTGTGTTTGCTGATAACCCGATACTAAATCTGCATGACAGTTTTCGCATGTTTTGGCGCAAGCGTCATTTATGTGTGCACAGTTAGGACAACATATTTTTTCGCTCATTTTCACTTCCTCCTTTCTGTTGGGATGCTTATTAAACACCAAGTTTCGCTTTAAGTGCATTCTGTAATGTCTGTGAGAAATTGACGTTGTTTTTTACTGCAAGGTCGTTGAGCCATGCGGGAATTGTAAGCGTTTTCTTGACGGATTTTTCAAAATGCTTTTTCGCATAATCTTCCACATCAACGGATACGAGATTTACAAATGCGCTTTCGTATTCGTCATACTCGGCGTTTATATCTATATCCGCAGGATCTGACGGTGTGGGAAGCTCTGACTTGCTCTGCTTAAGGTCATAGATGTAACCTGCAAGACAATCAACCGCCATTTCCATAGCGTCCTGTAAGTCATCGCCGAATGTTGAAAGATGGTCAAGGTCGGGGAAAATCACGGAATACTGACCGTTTTTCTCTTTGTAAAAACAAGCGGGATAAACAGATAACATAACAGTACCTCTCTTTCTATATACGGCAGGATTTGGGGCTTATCTCAGCCCCGCCTGCTTGAGTATTGAATTTGCCGTGCCTTTCGGTATGTCGCCCTTGTGGTTCGGCACAGTAACCTTTCCGGGCTTGTTTGGATTTGTGTATTGGAAGTGAGAGCCTCTTGTATCTTTCAGCACCCAACCGTCAGCCTTCAATAGCTTTTCCAATTCCTTGAACGTCATACGCTCTACCTCCTTACACTTAGTATTATAGCACAGAATACGTGTTATGTCAATACGTATTGAAAACTTTTTGGAAAAATTTTATAAATTCACATCTAAGGTAGCGTTTCACGATCTTAGCGGTTCTTTACTGTTTAGCTTTTCTTTGGTATTTCTCCCTCAGCGTGATTACCCACTCTTCGTCCCTTCCTGTTGCACTGATATAAGCGTTAAGCACTTGGACGGCATCTTTGTATCGTTCTACTTTTGCAAGCATTTCAGGCACACGCTGTATATAGCGTTCGCTGTTTGGGACCAATAAACACGCTTGAAAGCCTGCTTCGGCCGATTCACTGTATTTCCCTTCATTGTTAAATTCAATAGCGTCTGCAAACAGTGTGTCAGGAATGGATAGTGGTTTTTGAAGTTTCAAAAACTCAGGCTGATAAAAAACAGCACTTGAACATCCGTACACACAAAAAGGCGGAAAATTTATAGTCATTTTTGCTTCCTTTATTCTATACGTTTTTCCTCTTTGTTCACGGCATTTGTGGCACGGGGCACTGTGTGTGATGATTGTGTACGGCTCATCGGGAGTATGTAAATGCTTTAAGGAATTATATTCTCTCAGACATGTGATGATTCTTGACGGTGCTAAGCTAAGTGGCAAAGCAAACCAGTCAGTTAGATCATATTTCAATTTAAGATAACGTTTAATTTTTCTGTAATCTGGATAAATGATATACAACCTGCACAGATCATCAAAAATTTTATCACTAATTGAAGTCTGAAAAAGCCTTTCTAACAGTCCTTTGTTTTTAACAAAGAAGTTGTAATAGGCTTCTTCAGTGGTACTTTCAAAAATAGGTTTGTTCTTTATCAAGTCGGAAAGCAATTTGTCCGTTTCGATTATAAAAATTTTGTCCTTTTCCGATTTACTTAAATATGTATTATTGTAGCCGCTGTCAGCATTAAATTCTTTAATCACCGTAATAGTGTCTTCAGATAACCGTTCTTTATAAGGACCTATGCTTTCAAAGAACTTGCTTACTTTGTTTTGCTTACCTTTTTCTGTTTTTAATTTAGACGCTTCGTACAAAGTCTTATTCCAATATCGCTTAAAGAAAGCTTGGCAATACTTTTGATAATTTGCAGTAATCTCTTGTAGTTCTTCACTTGGTGTAGGATGATAAAAACCGTCGTATTCAATAGTACACAATTCTTCTAAAGCGGATTGCAACCGGTCTAAATTATCAAAAAATTTGTCGATGCTTGTGCTTTCCCGTACCCAGTGCTTATAATCGGCTATACCGCAATATATCAAATATACTCGTGTAGCCGTATCTAAGTCTTCATACATAATCTCACCTCGTCATTTCCACGCTTTTACTTTTCTACATTTGTTCAACTTCTTCTAAAGAATTAAAACTAAAAAAGTCGCCTCTGGCTATATGCTCCATTTCATGAGCTATAGCCTTTTTTTGTTCCTCATACGATATATTTGAGTTTATGTAAATATTGTAAAACCCGTCGTAATCCATAGCTGTAACGCCTTTTACTGTAGTAGGTAAAGAAATGTATCTGATACAATAATCCAATATCATTCACTGTCCTTTTGCAAACGCTTTAAAATTTCAACAGTAGCTTCTATATCTTCTTTAGTAACATTCTTTGACACGCTGAAAAGTATTTTCATTTCAGGTCGAGTTCGCAGTTCGTCAATTATGTCTCTTGTTTCATCGTCAAGGTAAATAGGCTCATTGTGAGCTTCAACCCTTATGTTTTCTTCGCCATTTAATAAATAATCAATAGGAACCCCAAAATACTCGGCAATTTTTGAAACTGCTTCTGATGAGAGAGCCTTACTTCTGCCGTATTTCAAATCGGTGATGGATCCTCTACTTACTTTGGCTTCTCTGCACATCGCTGTAACTGAAATTTTATGTTTCAAACATAAATTCTCGATTCTTATGTACAATTCTGACATAGTTACACCTCATTTTTTGTGCAACCGTACAGTCTTACGAAATTCCGTAAATTAATTCAAAATAGCCATTGACATTTACGGAGAAACGTAATATAATACAAACATAGACAGTACGGAAGAACGTAATACAATCATTTCACATCTACAGTGTATTACATTTTTCCGTAAAAGTCAACACTATAATGATATATAGTATAGTTTAGTATGTAAAAGAGGTGATAATTATTAGCGAACGTAAAAGACCATTAACTGAGTACGGAGTAGAGGTCAAAGTCAAACTTATGAAGCTAAACAAAACGCAAAAATGGCTTATAGAAGAAGTTAAAAAACTTCTGCCGGAAACTTATCTTGATTCATCTAATTTATACAAGATAATGACAGGTGAAATTAAGTCAATCAAAATCGAAACAGCTATAAATCAGGTTTTGAATACTAACTGTACTCCATAAAAACGCATGCAACAAACAGGAGGTGAAGAAATGCTGTTAAATCTGAAAACAGAGATAGCCCGAAAACGTTTGTCTGCCGCAAAAATAGCGGAGTATATCGGCATAACGCCAAAAACTATGTCGTGCAAGGTAAACGAAAAAACTGAATTTACTCGTTCTGAGATGTTTGCAATACATAGTCGATTTTTTCCTGATGCGGATATGCGCTACCTGTTTTATTCGGAAAATGACAAAATGAAAGAGAGCAAATCACTTTAACAGTAATCTACTCTCCCAACATTTCGAGCTTTTCAACTCATCGCTTTATCACTTTGATTTCTTTGAAGGTGTCTGTGATAAAGCACTTCCGGCAACACTTTTGGCGTTTTTGCCATAGCGATTGTCACTAAGAATTTTAGACGCTTTAGTGGCAACAGCTTTTGAAGTTGTTTTATTAGCCATAGCTTTTCCTCCTTTCGCAATTAGTATGGTTGCATTATACCACATATAGTTGCAAATGTCAAGAGGATAACAATATATTGTGTTAAAATGCGCCTGAATTGGGCTGAAACGATTTAAAACAGCTTAAAACAGTATAAAATGGCAAAAAAATAATCCGTTATGTGGCTTAGTGAACCATAAATAAAATAAAGGAGGAATTAAACATGACAAAGCACAGAGTAAGAGTACCGCAGGTAGCGGATATATCGGCGGCGATACGTCTTTATTACGAGCACACCGAGATAGGCAATAAGGACATCAGGGCTATTTTCGGCGATATGGGAAACGGCAGGATCGGCAGGCTTAAGCAGCTTGTGCTTGAAGCAATGCACGAACGAGGCACAGTGCACTATAACGCACAGTACGTCAACACAGAGGTTGCTTATGACGTTTGGGGAATAGACATCAAGCGTCTTGAGCGTGGTATTGAACGGCTGAATAAGCTGAATATCGAGGTGACGATATGAAAATAGCTAAGATAATCGCCTACGTTGTTGCGCAGTTGTTGCGAATATGGGTGACAGCATTTGCAGGCATAGCGGTATATGTTCCGCTGTCGGCTCTCACATACGCAGAGCGTGGATACCTCGCTGTCGGCGGCGAAATGCTCCCCGTTGCAATAGTCGCTGTTGCGGTCTGGTACGGGCTGGGATGGCTATGCGAAGAATGGTATAGGATGATGAGAGGAGGCGGACACGATGACAGATCTTGAGCAAATCGCCAAAGAAGCCACCGATCACGGCATGACGTATGGCGAGTATGTTGCCTGGAAGGCGAGAGCCACAATTGAGCAACAGCAAAACTACCGCCGGGCAAGGCAGGTGGCGGGGCTGAACAGAAAGAGAGGAAAGAAGAAATGAAGTTTAAAGTTAGTACAACGGTTGCTACTTACGAAGAAGTAATGGCAATTGCTCAGGCACTTGTCGGTATCGTAGATGAGTTAAAAATTGTCGCTGAGGACGAGGAGGACGAAGACGATGTATAAATGCGAACGTTGCGACTGGACGGGCTCGGCATCAGAGCTTGGACACTACACTGAGTATCGTGGCGAGTGTCACGGCGCACCTGCGTGGGAAACATTACCGTGTTGTCCGGAGTGCGGATATGATGTTGAGGACATCGAAGAAGAGTAAAAAAAGAGCTCCCCGAAGGGAGCAAAACAAATATTTGTGCAAGACCAGTATAACACTGGCAAAGGAAAAAGTCAATGGATATCAAAGAAAAACTTACAGCCGAGCTGACAGACGCAAAGCTCGGCAAGTATGAAACAGCAGTAAAGAATGCTGTGATGAAAACTATCTGCAAGTTCTGTGAGCAGAATGCAGAGTTTAAACAGGCCATAGAGCAGTCAGACAAGTCTTTTGCCGACTGCCTCAAGGCAACGGTCAAAGGTGCAGGCTCAAGTCTCGAAGATCTCGAAGTATACAAGCGTGCTGTAGCGTTTTACTTTCCCGGTGCTGACATCAAATGCACTATGACGCTTGATCTCGGTGACGGCGGATTCAGCAACAACAAAACATCCACAGAAGCAGACAGCGGCAAGTTACAGCTTGACCTTGACAGCCTGCTCGACTTCTGAGGTAACGGCTATGAATAAAGAACGAAAAGAGGCACTGCTGAGCTGTTTTCCACCTATTTCATCGACACAGATAGAAAAAATGAAAGGCAAAGGAGCGGCAAACTACATTGTATTCCTCACAAGAGGGGCGGAATTGTTTGCACGGGGGTATCATCGGTACTCAAGCGGTCAGCTGATAGAGCGTCAGCGGTATGTGTTTGCAAAGGACGGCGCCGTGAGATACGGCAGTGAAAATGGCAAGCAGTGGAGCGTGCGTACAGAGTTTCGGGAACCTGTATTCTGCTTGACTTCGTACGGGTATACATTTGACAATTCATATAAAATCCTCGGCGAAGAAGCAATCCGTCAATCAGATATGCGATACAGTCAGTACGAAAAGTACACGGGAAATTTGCTGATGTGCTACCTGAATAAATACTGTCAGCACCCGAATATCGAGTATCTGATGAAGCAGGGCTTTGATCCGATGATAGAGCATTGCACGGGATATTGGGGTGGAAGATACGTTTTAGAGTTGTCAAAAACGATAAACTGGAAGAGTAATAATTTACTGCAAATGCTCGGTATCACGAAATCAGAATTAAAGGTGCTGAGAGGTCATGAGCATTTGTACGAAGAGTACATAGCGTGGCGAGACGAATTTTCAAAAGTAAGTCCAAGCGACCTGCTTCGTTTTATAAAAATATTCGGAAGCGAACACGGTACGATGGCAATGTTTATCGCACAGACCGGCGCAACACCACAAAGAATAACAAGGTATATCGAAGAGAACGGCATATCTACAAGGGATTACTACGATTACCTTGAACAGTGCAAGCGGCTGAAATACAACACTACAGACACTGCGATATGCTTCCCGCACGATTTTGCGGCAATGCACGAAAGGCTGTCAGCTATCATTAAATATCAGCATAACAAGCAGGTAAAAGAAGAGTTCAATAAGCACATTGAAGAACGCAATCAGCTTGAATATTCTCACGGCGAGCTTATGATAGTACAGCCGAAGCAGCTGTCCGATATTGCGTATGAAGGCAAGGCATTAAGCCACTGTGTCGGTGGATATGCCGAACGGCACGCAAAAGGCGCTCTGAGTATAATGTTCATCCGTAAAAAATCCGAGCCGGACAAGCCGTACTATACAATGGAAGTCTCAGCAGACGGAAAAATCGTACAGGTCAGAGGAAAAAGAAACATAGCACCTAATAAGGAAGTAGAAGATCTAATCGAAGGCTACAAGGCATATCTTGAAAAGATTTTCAACGATAAAAGGAGGAAAACAGCATGATAGAACCAAATTTAAGAACATCGCCCACAGACACATCGGCGCAGGTCACCGACAGCTACATAAAAGCCGTCAACCTCAACCGCCGCATTATCACAGCGGCACAGGTAGCACAGCAGAGCTTATATGAGATGTGCAAGGGCTTTAAAGAAATGAGGGACAGCAAGCTCTATAAAGAGCTGGGGTATCAGAATTTTGAAGAATATTGCGAACAGGAAACAGGACTAAAAAAAGTTCAGGTGTACAGTTACATTAAAGTTATCGAAAAGTTACCCGAAAGTTTTGTTCAGTCGACTGTACAAATTGGTGTTCAGAAACTCTATCTTTTATCTTCTCTTTCTGAAGAAGAACGTACAGAAATAACCGAGAACACCGACCTTGAGAACACCTCCGTCCGTGAGCTTGAACAGCAGATACGGCAGATAAGAGCGGAAAAGGATAAGGCGGTAGCCGACAAATCCGCCGCAGAAGCAGAGGCTTCAAGTGCCGCACAGCAGGCGAAATCACTTGAAAAAGCCAAGAATGCATTGTCACAGCAGATAGCGGTGCTCGAAGCCGAGATAAAGGAGCTTGAAAACCGCCCTGTTGAAGTTGCAGTCGAGCCGGCTAAGGACGGCGTTATGGACAAGACGGCGTTTGACAATATCTGCAAAACTTACGAGCAGCAGCTTGACAAGGTGCAGGAGGACGCATTACAGGATACTATCCGCTTAAACCGTGAGCATACTGAGCAGATGAACAGCCTTAAAGCCGAGAACGAAAAGAAACTTGAAGAACTCCGCAGTCAGCTTGAAGCCGCTAAGCGTGAGCAGTCAGAGCTTACGGTGAGCGTACCCGACAGCAAGGAAACGTTCAAGGCATACCTTGCAACAGCTATTGATGCAGCAAAGCGGTTATGCGAGTTTATCGGCAATAATTCCGCAGACAGTAATCACGATCTGTTTGTCAGCAAAGCAAAGCAGTTTTTCGAAAAAATGACGGAGGAAATCGTATGAGCAGTACATTATATGATATAACCGGCAGATTCGCCGAGCTTTTCGATGCGTTTGACGCTATAAATGACTATGAACCGGATACCAATGCGGACGGTGAGTATATAGACGATGACGGCGAGGTCATCGCTGACCTTGAAGCATACAAAGCCGATATGCTGACAATGTGGTTTGACACTCTCGAAGGCATTGAGGGCGAGTTCAATGAAAAAGCCGAGAATGTTGCCTGCTTCATTAAAAACCTTGAACGTGAAGCGGACAGCCACGAGCTTGAAGCTAAGGAACAGACGGCAAGAGCAAAAACCAAGCGTAAAAAGGCAGAGTTCCTGAAAAAGCGCCTGCTACAGGATATGCAGGCGATGAAACTGAAAAAGGTCGATATGCCGAGAGCAAAAATAACGTTCTCAGAGGGACGTGACAGTGTGGTTATTGACGATGAGCGGCAGTTTATTGACTATGCCGAAGCATTCAACGAATCGCTGATAAAATACAGCAAACCGACCATATGCAAGTCAGAGGTCAAGAAGCTGCTCGACAGCGGAGAAAAGCTCCCTGCCGTACATCTTGAGAAAAAGCCGTATATAACGATAAAGTGAGGTAGCTATGAGCAATATATTTACACCCGTAACAAGAAAGAAATCAAAGGCGAGAATTGCGGTCATGGGACCGTCGGGAAGCGGTAAAACGCTTTCGTCGCTCTATCTCGCAAAGGGCATAACGGGCAACTGGGGCAAGGTTGCCCTTATAGATACAGAACATGAGCGTGGCAGATTCTATGCCGATCGTCACGATCTCGGCACGGGAGAATTTCTCTATGCCCCGCTTACACCGCCGTATTCGCCCGAAAAGTACATAGAGTACGTCAGACAGGCGGCTGAGGCGGTCGGGGAGGACGGCGTAATAATAGTGGACAGCTTTTCACACGCATGGGATAACGAGGGCGGAGTGCTTGACATCAAATCACAGATAGCACAGCGTCAGGGCAAGAACGATTATACCGCATGGGACGAGGCAGGAAAGATACAGAACAATCTTGTCAATACCATACTGTCGGTCAACTGCCACACAATCATTACACTGCGTACCAAGATGGGTTATGCTATGGAAATCAACGACAGAGGCAAGACCGTTCCCGTCAAGATAGGACTTGCGCCGGTGCAGCGTGATAACACCGAGTATGAATTTGACATAGCATTTCAGATAAACCGTGAGCATATTGCAAGTCTTTCAAAAGACACAACATTCCTCGATAAGTGGTCGGGTGTTATCACCGAAGATTTAGGTGCTCAGCTCGGTGCATGGCTCAGCGAGGGTGCAGAGCCCGACAGATGTGAAGAATGCGGCGCTGTCATTATGCCGACACCTAAGCATACGGTAGCGGAAATGGTTGAAAGCTCGGTTGCGAAATTCGGCAGAAAGCTGTGCATAGCGTGTGCAAAGAAGGAGGTCGAAAAGCAGAATGCCGCTAAGACCGTATCAGAGTGAGCTTGTCGAGCAGACAAGGCAGGCGTGGTGTGAGGGTTATCACGCTCCCTGCATTGTTCTCGGGTGCGGCGGCGGTAAGTCGGTGATAGTAGCAGAGATAGCACGGCGGACTACATTCAACGGGAAAAAGGTATTGTTTCTTGTGCACAGGCAGGAGCTTGTTCAGCAGATAATAAGGACGTTCATACGCTGGGGCGTTGATATGAACTACTGTGACGTGATGATGGTGCAGACCGCAGCACGACGCTGCGGTGCGGAAGCCAAAGAGGCGGCAAGGACGCCGCCTGAACAAACTTCCGCAAGGCAACAACGGCGGATAAAAAAACTGCCAAAGCCTGCGCTTATCATCACTGACGAAAATCACCACAGCCTTGCGCTGTCGTACAAGAAAATCTATGACGCTTTCCCCGATGTGCTTCGTGTGGGGGTAACGGCAACGCCTGTCCGCCTGAACGGTGACGGTCTGGGTGATGTCAATGACAAGCTGATAATCGGGCCGTCTACCAAATGGCTTATTGATCACAACTGTCTTGCACCGTATGACTACTATGCACCGTCCGTAGCCGACTTATCGGGGCTTCATATCAAAATGGGCGAGTTTGTTACGGCGGACGTTGAAAAGACAATGATCAAAAAGGCTGTATTCGGTGATGTTATCGGATACTACAGACAGCTTGCAGACGGTAAGAAAGCCGTCTGCTACTGCTCAAGCGTTAAGCACTCGCTCGCTACCGCCGAAGCGTTCCGAGAAGCAGGCATAAACGCCGTACACATTGACGGCACAACTCCCGATGCAGAGCGTAATCGTATTATTTCGGATTTCAGAGCAGGACGGATAACGATACTTTGCAATGTCGATTTAATATCGGAGGGCTTTGACGTTCCCGACTGCGAATGTGCGATACTGCTGAGACCTACGCAGAGCCTTACGTTATATATCCAGCAGTCGATGCGTTGCATGCGCTATCGCCCCGGCAAGCGTGCGATAATACTTGATCATGTCGGTAATTACGCAAGGTTCGGAATGCCTGACGATGACCGAGAGTGGACGCTTGAAAAGCGCAAGCGCAACATAAAGAAAGAAGCTGCGGAGAATGCCGAAAAGGTGAAACAGTGTCCCGAATGTTACTATACATTCGGAGCGCCGCCGCCCGGTCAGCCGTGCGTCTGCCCCCACTGTGGATATGTATTCCCGATAAAAAGCAGGGAGGTAGAAACAAGCGAAAGCACCGAGCTTATTCATATCGAGGGCTTCAGGCTGGATTTCAGCAGTCCCGATGATTGTTCGTCCTATTCCGATCTGCTTGCATACGCAAAGAAGAAAGGGTATCAGAGGGGCTGGGCGTTTTACGAAGCAAGAAAGAGAGGTTTTATCTATTGACAGAAGAACACAGTATTCAGAATGCTGTCAGACGTGTTTTGTCCGAGAACGGTTGTGTGATATTCCGCATTAACGTCGGCAAGGGCAGAACATTTGACGGCAGATATTTCGACACGGGCGTACCGGTCGGATTTTCAGACCTGTTCGGCGTAAGGCAGTCGGACGGAAAGGCAATATTCATAGAGGTAAAGACAAAAACGGGACGTGTTCGCCCCGAACAGAAGAATTTTATTGAAAAGATGCGCCGTTCGGGTGCTGTTGCAGGTATCTGCAGAAGCACAGAAGACGCAATAAGACTTATAACGGAGGATAAATAATATGGCATTTTCACAGAACAATTCAGCGGCTACGAGTGCACTCAAGCCCGAAGGCAGATATGAAACGATAATCACAAGCGTAGACGAGAAAACATATAAGAGTGGAAGTACATCGCTGAGCTTCAGACTGACGATAAGGAATGATATTCCGGAGCAGAAATACGGCAATGCCTGCCTGTTTTATCAGATATGGAAGGCTAAAGAGCCTACAAAGGAAGACCTTGCGGTAAACGGTTATACGTTCGGCAGACTTATGGCAGTAGGCAAGGCCGCAAAGCTCACTGACGGCAAGGAATACAAGGATCTTGCGGAATACTGCGACGATCTTGTCGGCAAGTGTGTGATAGCTGTAGTAAAGCACGAAACGGACGATAAGGGCACCACAAGAGAAAAGGTAAGCTATCTTGAACCGACACAGCACCCCGACTGCAAGCATAAGTTCAAGACCGCCGTGACCGACGATACCGTATCAGCACCGAAAAACGAGAGCTTTGCGGCAACCGCAGCAACGGAAGCCGCTATGGAAGATGACGGCGACTATCCGTTCTGATGGGGGAAATAATGTACGAATATATTCCCGATGAGCTTAAAAAGCTCTCAAACTGGGTGTGTTGGCAGGCTGTACCCGATGAGGCAGGCGGTAAGATAAAAAAACTTCCGATTAATCCTCATACGGGCGAACTTGCTCGCTCCAATGATCCGTCCACATGGTCGGACTACAATACGGCTGTAGCGGCTTCGGCGGGTTTCGCAGGTATCGGATTTATGTTCGGAAACTGCGAGTATTTTGGTGTGGATATTGACGGAGTGGGTGACGAGATAGCCGCATTCAAAAGCGGTGAAAACAACATTATCACCGAATTTATTACAACGCTCCAGTCATACACCGAGCTGTCGCAGTCCGGCAAGGGTATTCACATAATCTGCAAAGGAAATCTGCCGAAGCAGGAACGCAGACGTGGCAATGTTGAAATGTATGAAACGGGTAGATTTTTCGTCATGACGGGCAAACCGTGCGCCGAATATATGGATATAAACGAGTGCACGGAAGCTATAAAGGCATTGCATGAAAAGTACATAGGCGGAGGGCGTGAGCCTTCCGCTGTACCTCGTTTTGAAACATCGGCACTTCCGACTACAGCTAATGAAATAATAGCACTTGCCGGGAAAGCCAAAAATGCACCACGCTTCAATGCGCTTATGCAGGGCGACTATTCCGGTTACACATCGCAGTCTGAGGCAGATATGGCACTGTGCAATATGCTTGCGTTCTGGTGCAGGTGCGATGCGGATATGATGGACTGCATATACAGGCAGTCGGGGCTTATGCGTGAAAAATGGGACAGGCGGCAGTCGGGCAGTACCTACGGTGCAATAACGGTACAAAAAGCCATAGCCGACTGTGAGAAGGTATACGAACCGACACAGAAATCACCGCAGTTTACGGCAAGGTTCACGGGCGAAAGCTCTGTTGTACACGCAAAGCTAGATACAGCACAGGACGAGCCTGTAAAGCTGTACACATTTGACGATACAGGAAATGCGGAACGGCTTATAGATCTGTTCGGCAGGGAGATCCGATTCAGCTATATTGATAAACGCTGGCTGTATTATGACGGCAGGAAGTGGTGCTATGACAACAGCGGAACAATAGAGCGCATAGCTGATAAGGCTGTGCTTGCTATGAAAGCGGAAGCTAAGGCATACGAGCAGATGGACGCTGAGGACGGCGGAGATATGGCAAAGAGCTTTGAAAAACACCTGAAATCAAGCCGAAGCAACAAATCGAAATCTGCAATGCTGAAGGAAGCGCAGCATCACGTTCCAATCGTGCCGGCGCAGATGGATAAGTACAAGATGGTGCTTAATACTCCGAGCGGTGTTCTTGACCTGAAAAGCGGTACGCTGAGTGAGCATAAGCCGGAAGCATATTTTACCCGTATCACGTCGGCGGAGTACACGAGCAACGCCGATTGTCCGCAGTGGCTGAAATTTCTTGACGAGATATTCGGCGGCGACAAGGACCTTATACGATATGTTCAGAAGGCGGTCGGCTATTCGCTGACAGGCTCAACGGCGGAGCAATGCGTATTCTTCCTGTTCGGCACGGGCAGAAACGGAAAATCAACGTTTCTTGATATTATCCGTGCAATTATGGGCGACTACGCAAGCAATATCCAGCCGGAAACAATAATGGTACGCAGTAATCAGAGCAGTGCCATAAACAGCGATATAGCACGTCTTAAAGGCGCAAGGTTTGTTACGTCTGTAGAACCTAACGAGGGCGTGCGTATCAACGAGGGTCTGCTGAAGCAGCTTACAGGCGATGATATAGTTACTGCCCGCAAGCTGTACGGCGATGAGTTTGAGTTCAAGCCCGAATTCAAGCTGTGGATGGCGACTAATCATAAGCCGATAATCAGAGGCACAGACACAGGTATCTGGCGCAGAGTGCATATGATACCGTTCACTGTACAGATACCCGAAGAAAAGAAAGACCCACGTCTTAAATATAAGCTGTGCCGTGAGCTGCCCGCTATCTTCCGCTGGGCAGTAGAGGGGTGCGTGCTGTATCAGGCTGAGGGACTGCATATGCCAAAGGCGGTAGTCGCTATGGTCAAGGAGTACCGCAGAGAGATGGATGTTATCTCCGCTTTTGTCGAGGACAGGTGTACAGAGGGCAAAGACTGCTATGCGCAGGCTAACGTGCTTTATGCGGCGTATGCGCAGTGGTGCGATGACAATAACGAGTATAAGATGTCAAATACGAAGTTTGGCGTTGAATTGTCGAAAAAGTATCCTAAGGTGCGAGCAAAAAACGGTAATTGTTACATCGGAATAGCTATAAGCTGAAAGGAGGGTGAAGGGTGGTGAAGGGTTTAAGGGTTTTTCTAACCTTTCATACGGAAAATGAAAAAAATAAATATATATAAAAGGTGTTGGAAAACTGGCAAAACCCTTCACAACCTTACACCGAATGATTATGAAGAAGATAAATTTCAATGATCCGGCAACATTTGAAAAGCTGGAGCATATGGCATACGAAAACACGCTTGATTATACCGACTTTCCGCCTGCCGAGTATAAATACTTCGATAAGCTGTCACAGCTCGGCAGTATCTACCGCAGCGGTCAGCTTCCGAAGGGACTTTGCAAAGAGCGTAAGGACGCATATCTTTGTGATTATCGCAAGGACGCAGACAAAGCACGGAAAAATCACGAGGCAGAGGTCGGATACCAGAAGAATATACGAAGGTCGGACGAGCTGAGATGTGAGATCAACAGCACAAGAAATCACGATGTCAAGCTGATGCTTGCACTGAGGTGTATCGAGCTGATGACCGGCGAGGAAGGATTTGAAAGGAGAAATTTAAATGATTAAACGCAAACCCGCAACGGAAACCTGCCTGTTCTGTGGGCGCAAAATTCCTGACAGAAGCAACGCAGACACAATCAGAGAGTTTGTCTGCCGTTTTCGGCAGACGGCAAGTGAATCGACAACGACATTACTTGGCACAAGCATTGTAACTTACAGAATATCGCCAGAGGAACTTGAGGAACTTATGGATAATATGATAGCGGAGGTAATTGGAGAAGATAGCATGAAAGCTTGGATTACGAAAGAAACTGTTAATTTTGGGGCAACAGTCGTCTTTGCTGAAACACGGAATAAAGCAAAATCGCTTGCATTATGCACAAGTTGCTGTGAAGGTGCAAATTTCTGCGATATTGAAGTAAGACGAGTACCACAAATGGACAAGTATTACGTTGATGGAAAATCGGAAATGGATTGGTTCAATCCGAAAGACAGAATCGCATTGGTGAAAGAATGCGGATTTTACTGTAGACATCCAATAGCAGAAGATTGCAAAGACTGCCCGGCGAAAGAATTTTGCGATGAGGCAGTTCAGAAAGAGGAGGAAACATGACCAAACAAGAACTTAAAGATTACCGCTACACCTGCAAGTGTATCAAGCAGCAAGCAGGAGGAAACATGAAAGCTGTATTAAAATATCCCGGCGCAAAGTGGCGAATATCCGAATGGATTATCTCACATTTTCCCGAACACAAAGTATATTGCGAGCCGTTTTTCGGCAGCGGAGCAGTATTTTTCAACAAACCGCAAACCTACATAGAAACGATAAACGATATAGACGGGAATATCGTAAACCTTTTTAAGGTGTGCAGGGATAACCCGGAGGAACTCGCACGGCTAATAGAATTTACGCCGTTTGCCAGAGAAGAATTTGAGAATTGTTACGATAAATCGGATGATCCCATAGAACAAGCTCGGCGAACGCTCGTGCGGTATCATCAGTCTTTCGGAACGAGCAACAGCAGTAAAAAGTCGTGGAGAAATGTTCAGACCTACGGAGGGCCGAGAACAGCAACCATGTGGAACTATCTGCCCGGAAGAATATCGGAGATTTGTGCAAGGCTTAAAGAAGCACAGATTGAAAATATCGACGCAATAGAGTTAATACGGCGCTACAACGATGAAAATACGCTTTTATATTGCGATCCGCCCTATCTGCAGAGCCTTAGAAAGAAAAATATGTATTCATGCGAATTGTCGGAGGAGTACCACATAAATCTGCTGAGTGTACTTAAAGAAAGCAAGTCCAAAATCGTGTTGAGCGGGTACGATAGTCAGCTGTACAACTCAATGCTTTCAGGGTGGAATACCGATGAGAAGCAGACAACGGCTCAGATGGGTAAACATCGAGTAGAAAAAATATGGTTTAATTTTTGAGAGGAGGACGCAGAATGACATTATCAGATTTAGAAAAATACCGTGCGAATTGTGAGCTGCTTGAATGTATAGACAGGCAACTCGGCAAGAAAAAAGTGCTGATAAGTACTCAGGGTTCAGCGGGACCGCCGGCATATCAACTTGTGACAAAAAAAGACGAAGGTTATATACACGGGCTTGGTACTGTATCGCTTCTTAATGAAAAAAGCCGCATAGAAGCCGAAAACGAGAAGATATGCGCTTTTATAGACGCAATACCGGTCAGAAGATTTCACAAGGCGCTGAAGTTGTATTGCATAGGCTGTGGATCTAAGACGTTTACATGGGACGAGGTTGCAGGTATGTGTGATGAAACGAGCGGAGAATCATTACGCAAGGCATTAGACAGATATTTCAAAGAATTGTCCGCTGATGTCCGTTAATGTCCGCAAATGTCCGCCGTTGTCCTATTGATGTCCGAAATCAAGTGTGCTAAAATTAGAATGGGAAAACTACAACAACAAGTTTTCCTCCTGAAGCCCGGCACAACGGTGTCGGGTATTCTTATACCCAAAAGAAAGGACGGTGTTACCGTGACCGAAAGACAGAAGAAATTCGCCGAATATTACGCTCAGTGCGGTAACGCCGCCCAGAGTGCAATACAGGCAGGATACAGCAAAAAGTATGCAAATACTAATGCTTCAAAATTACTACAAAATACTACAATTACGGAATACATAAAACAGCTCACCGAAGACGCCCAGACCGCACGCATAATGACGGCAAGAGAACGGCAGGCGATACTTTCCGATATAGCAAAAGATGCGCAGAACGAGCTGTCGGACCGTATCAGAGCTATAGACACGCTGAATAAGATGACGGGGGAGTATGTGGCTAAGATACAGGCGGAGGTCAAGACCTCTGAAAAGCTTTCAGACGTTTTCGCTCAGATAGGCGGTGAGGGGCTTGACGAGTAGTTTTCCTCTGTCACAGAAATATATCGACTTCATCAACAGCGTGCATAATGTGACAGCGGACTTTCTCGAAGGTACTACCGCAAGCGGAAAGACAACCGTCGGTGCAGGCGTTAAGTTCATGCGAATGGTGTCTGCAAATCGAAAGAAGCTTCATGTTATTGCCGCCAAAACTACAGGCAAGGCTGAGGAAACTATCATTCAGCAGGACAACGGTATTCTTGACCTACACTCAAATGCTCGGTATTTTGGCAACGGCGATAAGGATTACAAGCTGCCGCACATCAAGTTCGAGGATAAGATAATATACATTCTCGGCTACGACAACAAGGATAAGTGGCAAATGGCACTCGGCGCTCAGTTCGGGTGCGTGTATATTGATGAGATAAACACCGCCGATATAGAGTTCGTCCGTGAGATGTCTACCCGAAATGATTACCTTATGGCTACCCTGAACCCCGATGATCCGGGCTTGCCGGTGTATAAAGAGTTTGTCAACCGTTCACGTCCATACCAAAAATACGCCTGTGACGTGCCGGATGAAATAATGAAAGAGCTTACGGAAGAACCTGTGCCGGATTGGCGGTACTGGTTCTTTACTTTTCGTGATAATCTTTCGCTGACCGATGAGGACATACAACGAAAGATGCTTGCCGCCCCGAAGGGTACTAAGCTGTACAAGAACAAGATACTGGGCTTGAGAGGGCGTGCAACGGGGCTTGTTTTCGATTTACAACCCCGTAATATAATTTCACTCGGTACGGCGCAAGGCTTTAAATTTGAGCGGTTCTCGGCGGGTTTAGATACAGCCTACTCGCAGTCTTCACCTGATACGATAGCATTTACGTTTGTGGGGATCACGACGGACCGCAAATGCGTAACGCTTGACGAGGAAACATACAACAACCGTGACCGTCAGATACCGCTTACACCGTCCGATATTCCGAAAATCTTTACCGATTTTCTTGAAAGAAATCGCAAGCTGTGGGGCTTTGCAAAAGATGTCTACATAGACAGCGCAGATCAGGCAACGATACTTGAATGCCAGAAGTTCAAGCGGCTTTCGGGAAGCCTGTATAACTTCATACCTGCGTTCAAGAAAACGAAAATAATCGACCGTATTCACTTGCAGTCAGCGTGGCTGGCGGCAGGTGATTTTTATATCCTGGAGCATTGCAAAAATTACATAGCGGAGCTTAACATATACAGCTGGAAAGAGGATAAGGCAGAGCCGGAGGACGGCAACGATCACTGCATAAACTCCTGCCAGTATGCCTGGCTGCCGTTCAAATCACTTATAGGGAGCGTGAAAACAGATGAAATTTGACATAGGAGAGAAAGTCAGACAGATGTTTCTGAACTGGCTCAATATAAATCCTGCATCGGAGCAAACCTTTGTCCTGAACGAAAGAACGGGGCTTATGGCGGATATTCTCCGTGCGAAGCTTTGGTACAGGGGTGACGCTTATGAGCTGTCACAGTTCTTCAAGCAGCTCGGCTGCGGCACAAATTCTTTCTGGGGGAGCGTTCCCGATAACGAGAAAGTCCGCAAGATACACAGCGGTTTGCCTGCCATTATAGCCGATACGCTCGCCTATATCGTTTATTCGGATATGGACGATATAGCGGTCGAGGGTGAAAAAGGCAGAGCGGCATTTGAGGATATATCGCAGAACACGGACTTTACCGCACTTGTCGGAAAGGCAATAGTAGATACGCTCGTTGAGGGTGACGGTGCTTTCAAGATTTCGGTCGATGATACGCTGTCCTTAACGCCTATTGTTGAATTTGTGGGAGCCGACAAGATCGAATATCGCTATCTGAGGGGCGTGCTGTCAGAAGTTATCTTCCGCAGTGCCCACGAAGACGGCAACAGGATATATCAGCTTGAGGAGCATTACGGCAGAGGTTACATTGAAAGCCGATTGTACGACCACAGCGGTCACGAGGTGAGCCTTGACAGTGTTCCTTGCCTTGCCGGCATAGAACAACGAGTAGAGTTTGCTGGGGATTATATAATGGCTGTACCGCTGAAGTTTTACGCTTCTAAGAAATATCCGGGCAGGGGCAAGAGTGTATTCGACGGCGGTAAATCCGATTGTTTTGACGCTCTGGACGAGGTTATCTCGCAGTGGTGGGACGCAATCAGAATGGGACGTGTGAAGCAGTACATACCCGATAATATGATACCCCGCAACGCCGAGAACGGCTCGGTCGGAAAGCTCAACCAGTTTGGCAACAATTACATCACGATAAGTCAGCCGTTGCAGGAGGGCGTTACCCCGAAGATTGAGGTCGTACAGCCCGACATCAAGTATGACGCATTTGTATCATCGTATACAAACTGCCTGTTGATGTGCCTGCAAGGACTTGTTTCGCCTGCCACGCTCGGTATAGATGTCGGAAAAATGCAATCCGCAGACGCTCAGCGAGAGAAAAAGGACGTTACAGGCAACACCCGAAACACGATAACGACGGCACTTGAAAAGGCTCTGCCTGAGATTGTGTCGGCTGTATTAAAAACATACGACAATATGCAGGGAAAACCCCCCGAAGAATACGAGGTAAGCGTTGATTTCGGTGAGTACGGTGCGCCCGACTTTGACAGCCGTGTTGAAACTGTGGGTAAGGCAAGTACCTACGGCATTATGTCGGTCGAAACGCAGGTCGAAGAGCTGTGGGGATCATCAAAAGAAGACAAATGGAAAGCCGGTGAAGTCAAGCGTATAATGCAGGAAAAGGGGCTTGCCGATGGTGTGACATCTGCGGTAGGTGATGAGCTTGCTTAGTTTCAGAGATATTGCAAGGATATTCGAGGAGATAGAGCTAAGGCTCATTGCTTCGCTGAAACGCAATCTTTCACGGCACAAAGCCGAAGAAGAAAAAGAAGGCTTTGAATGGTCAGCGTGGCAGGCTGAAAAGCTCAATAACATTGACAATTTCCGCAAGGAGAACGCTCAGATAGCGGACAAATATGTAGATGTTATTGACGATGAAACCCGACAGCTTATGACGGATCAGTTTCACGAGGGAGAGCATACAGCGGAGCAGTCGGTCATTGATGTTTCGGAAAGCGGCGTCAATGTTCCCGATGTTCCGGCACAGCCTCAGCCGCCCGAAGCGCCGACAGCTATACCCGATGATCACTTTTTCGGTGTTAACAAGCCGAAGATGGATAAGCTGATGGAAGACGTAACAACGCTTGAAAAGACCGCCCTTACCGCCGCTGTGCGTAATATGGACGATGTTTACCGCACAACGCTGAACAAGGTACAGCTTATGATGGGCACAGGCTCAATTACGCTTAATGAAGCAATCGACCTTGCAACAAGGGACTTTCTCGACAAAGGCATAAACTGCATTGTATACGCAGACGGCAGGCGAGTTAATATTGCCGATTATGTGCGTATGGCACTGCACACAACGTCCACAAGGGCAACATTGCAGGGTGCGGCTAAGCGCTTTGCGGAGCTTGGATATGACACTGTGCTTATATCGCAGTACGGAGGCTGTTCAGAAACCTGCGAGCCGTATCAGGGCAAGGTTTACATTGATGATGTATTCACGATATGGAACGGCGAGAGAAGCGGCGACTTCGGCAAGTCAAACTACTGCGACAAGTGGTTTATGTTGTTGTCTGTGGCAATCCGAGGCGGGCTGTTCCATCCTAACTGCCGTCATACTATGGGACAGTACATAGAGGGGCTTACAAAGATACCTCAGCCGATTCCTGCCGAGAAGATACGGGAACAGCGAGCACTTGAAGAAAAGCAACGGGCTATGGAGCGTAAGATAAGAGCGCTCAAACGCAAGGTTGAGGGCACGCAGGACGAGAAGAAGGTCAAGGAGTATAAGCGTAAGCTCCGAGAGGAACAAGGCAAGCTCAGAGAATTTATCAAAGAGCATGACGATGTTCTCCGCAGAGATTATTCAAGGGAGAAGATCTACAGCGGTAAGGGTGAGCCGAAACAGGAAGCTCCGAGAACGGAAGAAGCGCCTGTTAAAGTTACCGATACCGAAAGTAAAAATCCTGTTCCGACAGATAAAGAGCCTAATATTCCTCAGCCGGAAAATAACGTTTCTAAGCCGGATAATAACGAAAATACAATGAATTTTGTACGGCCTGAGCCTGTAAAGACCGTTCAGAGCAACGAAGACACAGACGATACGCCGACTGCGGTTGTGTCTGATGAAGCCGATGAAACTACTGAAACGACAGAAAACGTACAGGAAACTGTAAAACAGCCTGTCGAAGCAACGGCAGACAGCGAAGAAGACGTACAGAATTTTACAGACGATACTGTTGACAATTCGGATGAAAGTGATATAATAAAAGAAGGAACAGATTTCAAACCGTTGTCGGCAGATACTGTTGTTCCTGTACTGCGTGAAGATTCAAACGAATGGATTAACCGTCTGTCCTCCGAAGAAATCAGAGCAATCAAGAAGTACACGAAGAACAGCGGCGATCCCAAAGACGATAAGTTCTATGCAAGGCTTAATTCAATGCTTCGTGGGGATATTCCCGAAGATGACACTTTGAAATATTATTCCGATGTTATATCGGGTGTGATAGCGAAGTTTGAGTTAAAGCACGACATTATCTGTTACCGATCTGTCAAACACAATCCTGTGGAAGGAATGAAGGTTGGCGATATATATGAGCCTAAGCAATTTATCAGCACATCGGTTTCAATATCAGGTGTACTAAAAGGCGATTATTTTATTACGTTTTTAACTCCTAAGGGTAGTAAGGGTGCTTATATTGAACTGCTTAGTGAATATCCAAAGCAACGTGAATTGTTGTTTGATAAAAATTTGAAATATCGAATTTTAGAAATTTGCAATAACGAAATAACATTAGAGGTGATAACATGAAAGATAAACCTAAAGTAAAAATTTCTAAAGAGCTAATTGAAAAAATATGGGAGGATGTAAGAATAGCTCAAGAAACTATGGAAGATGATTGGGATGAAGAAACCCGAAAAGACTGGGAAGAAAAAATGAACTCATAAAACCGCCCACAGCAGTGAGCGGTTTTCTTATACCCGTGTGCAATTGATTGCACTTGACTTGAACACAAACTTTGCAAAAACAGCCGCTTTTTGTGAAGTACGGTGCAAATTTGAACGAACTAAATAATTTTACCGCTCCACGAGGGCGGTATTTTTATACCTGAAATACGAAAGTGAGGTTTTTAAACATGAACAAAATTAAGAAAGTTATTATTGCCGCAGTCGGTGTTTTACTGTCAGCGGTTCTTCTGTGTGGTTGCACGGAAGCTGACAGAGTGACGTGCAATGTGCAGAAAGAAGCCGATAACTTCAATGTGACAAGGCGGTTGTCGGTTATCAATGCAAGGAGCGACAAACCAGTGCTTGAGCTTATTGGTAATTTTTCTATTTCAAACAACGAAGCAAACGAGCTGGTTGTAACGATAGAAGTTGCTCCGAACGTGTACAAGGTTGATTATGTGTATTTGAATGACTGGACAATGTACACAGTGGAAGACGTAAGCGGTGCTTACGTTGACAAATATCATTACGAGATCAATTTCTTGCCTGAAATGATTGTGCCGATTACATTCACAAGCAAAGACTGATAATTTTACCACTCTGCAAAGGGCGGTATTTTTATACCCAAAATCAAAGAAAGCGAGGTAAAGCAATGGAAACCGAAAAGAAAACTCCCGAAGAGGAGAAGAAGCCCGACGCTCCCACAACGGAGCAGAAGGACGAGCCCAAGCCTGAAGAGAAGCCCGCCGAAAACAAGCAGACGGACGATAACGGCACGGCAGAGAAGCCCGATGAGAGCAAGGCGGAGGACAAGAAGGACGATAAGCCCGAAGAAAAGGCGGATAAGCCCGAATCTGAGCCTGCACCCGCCGTTCCCGATGCAAAGGACGAGGAGATTTTAAGGCTGAAAACACAGATAGCCGCAATGTCGCTCGGTGTAAAGCCCGATTGTATGGACGATGCTGTGGCTATTGCCGAAAGCTACGTCAAGTCCGGCAAAAGCGAGGACATCAACTCGGCACTGTCGGCGGTAGTCAAGAAATATCCCGATATGAAGGCTGACGTGGGCGATAGCAAGAAGCAGGGCGGCTTCAAGGTCGGTGCAGGCAGCTCCGACAAGGAAGAAAAGCCCGACAACAGCAGACTTGATAACGCATTCGGTATCAAGAAAAAGAAGTAAGAAAGGTAAGGTGTAAAAATGTCAAACACAATCAACTATGCTGAACAGTATACCAATCAGCTCAGAGAACTTTACGGTCAGGAATCAAAGGCCGACGCTCTCTATCACTCAAATTCCGATATTCAGCTCAGAGGCGGAAAAACAATCAAGATACCCACTCTGTCGGTATCCGGCTATAAGGACCACACAAGAGCATCGCTCGGCTTCCCTCAGGGTACATACGAGAACAACTACGAAACAAAGACGCTCGATCACGACCGTTCTATCGAGTTCGTAGTAGATCCTATGGACTTTGACGAAACCGATACCGTTGTATCACTGGCGAACATTCAGAGCCGTTTCGACAGGACGCAGGCAATCCCCGAACACGACAGCTATACATTCTCAAAGCTGTATGCCGAGGCTGTAAGAGTGGGTGCAACAATAAAGCACGACAAGCTCACGATTGAGAATGTTCTCAAGGACTTTGACGAGAACCTCAAGACACTTGAAGATAAGGGTGTGCCTCTTGACAGAATGATACTCTATGTCACCGCAGACTATAAGACGATACTCAAGAACGCAGAGGGTATTCAGAGAACGCTCGACATCAAGAGCGGCGGCGGTATCGACAGACGTATCCATTCTGTTGACGATATAGGCAATATCGTTACGGTTCCCTCAGCTCGTTTCAAGACCGTGTACGATTTCACGGACGGCTGTAAGTCCGGTGTCGGCGCAAAGCAGATAAACTACATTCTCATTGACCCCGAATGCCAGGTGTCAAGAGATAAGTACGCATATATACATCTGTTTGCTCCCGGCTCTGACAGCAGAACGGCAGACAACTATCTGTACCAGAACCGCAAGTACAACGGTACATTTGCGATAGATCACCTGTTTGTTGACGGCTGTATCATGAATGTATCTGCTCTGACGCAGACATTCACAGGTAACGGCTCGACAACTGCATTCACAGTGACCGACAAGCCCGAAAAGCTCATCGGCGTAACTGTGGACGGTACAGCGGCAACAGACTACAGCTATGACAAGTCATCGGGCGTGATAACATTCAATACCGCTCCCGGCAACGCAAAGGCTATAGTCGTAACATACTAAGGAGGGTAACTATGGTAGCAGTAAAGGCAAACAAGCAGTATACTATCACGGAAGCCGAGAAGAAGTCATATCTTGCACAGGGGTATGACATAATCGGCGATAACGGGACTGTGGAGCATTCTTCGCAGGCTACCGTGCCGTATGCCGAATATGAAAAGGCTCAGGCGGAGATAGCAAAGCTCCGTGATGAGCTTGCTCAGGTAAGGGCGGCAAAGACAAAAAAGGGTGAGGCTTAATGTACCTCACTTTTGCGGAATTTCAGACCTTATGCCCCGACAGTACGATAACCGAACAGCAGTACAACGCTCTTGAAAACAGGGCGGAGAGCGACATCGACACACTGACCTTCAACCGCATAACAGCGATAGGATTCGACAATCTGACAGCGTTTCAGCAGGATAAGGTAAGGCTGGCACTGTCACAGCAGACAGCATTTGTTTTTGATAACGCCGAGCTGCTTGACAGTCCGCTCAGTTCCTATAGTATCAGCGGTGTGTCAATGTCATTTGACAGCTCTAAGGTTATAAATTACTGCGGCGTTACTACAACACGGCAGGTTTACAACACGCTGTTGCAGACGGGCCTTTGCTACAGGGGGTTATAATGAAATATCCGAAACTTGTACCCGAAAGGGTTTGTACAACGCCTTGTACCGTGTATCGTACAGACGGACTTAACCGTGACGGCTCAAAGAAACAGACGGTCATATTTGAGGGTAAGTGCTTTCATTCGGAAAAAGCACGGCAGAAATTATCCGCAGAAAAACAGCTGATAACGCTGTCAGGCGAGGCTCTTTTCTGCGGTGATATTGCCCCGGACAGTCCGATAGTTGACGGAGCTTTGGAGATGGGCGGCAGAGAGTACAAGATATACGGCTCGGAAAAGGCTAAAAACCCCGACGGGACGGTAAATTACACAAGACTGGAGCTGATATAGTGATAAAAGTGACCGTAAAGCTTGATAAGGCTGTAATAGCAAGTCTGGAAGCGGCGGCGTTAAAAAGTGCTGAGGTAGCAATGGAACAGGTACATACCGACCTTGTAAGCTCACAGACAATGCCGTTTGACACGGGCGATATGCAGAATAATCAGACTTTCGTTGCAACAACTCAGAATGGAGCAACTATAGTCACCGGTTCTCCTCAGGCAAGGCGGCTGTATTATCACCCTGAATATCACTTCCAGCAGGGCAAGAACGCAAACGCAGGGGCAGGGTGGTTTGAACCTTATGTAAGCGGGGGAAAGAAAGACCTTGCCCGTGATGCGTTTATATATGATTTCAAGAGGAGAACAGGCGTATGACGTTACTTGAAACAGCCGATATGCTTGCTGATGTTCTCGGCATAGAGAATGTATACGCAGGCTGTATAAACGCAAATCAGGATAAGTGTATCGGCGTGTATGCGTCAAAAAACACCTATCCTAAGAAAATCAGCATAGGCGGTAAGCCTTGCACGAAAACACTTGAAAAGCACATCAGCGTACTGATACACTGGACGGACAATCCGACAACAGCCGAGAGTGCGGCAAACGAAATACTTGATAAGCTGACCGATGTACACGGCTATACTGCCGGGGGGCACACGGTCGGCTTTTTGAGTTGCAGTGAGGCGCATAACGCAGGCAGAGATGAAAGAGGTATCTGCGAGTACGTTATAGATGTGACGGTTTATTACGAAAGGAGTAATTAACAATGGCTAACAAAACAGGAGTATATCCCGTATATGAAAATCAGTTCAAGATTGACAAGACAGGCGGAACAGGTGCGACAGCCGAGAATCTTGTAACTATTGCCGATATGGAGAGCTTTTCGGTATCCATTGACGGCAATGTAGAGGAGTGGAATCCGTTCGATCAGGAAGGCTGGACAAGAAGACTTGTAACAGGTAAGGCACTGACCGTCAGCGTATCCGGCAAGAGAAACATCGGTGACGCAGGCAACGATTATGTTGCAGGACTTGCACTCAAAACAGGCGCAGACAGCCACACAACTGTAGTGTGGACGTTCCCCAGCGGCGCAACGCTGACAATACCGTGCGTTATAAACGTGACGGAGTGGGAATCGGGCGATTCCACAGCGGTAGCACCTCTTGCGTTTGACATCATGTCGGACGGCAAGCCCACATTTACAGACGCAAAGTAAGGAGATAAATACAATGGCTAAGATGTACACACTTGATGAAAAGTTACTCGTGGGCGTTCCCGAAATCAGAATCGGTGAAAAGGTCTACAAGGTAGACGATCGTGAAAAGACGGTCAAGAAGGTAATGGCGCTTTACAATAACGGCGAAAAGAAGGACATTGAAAAGATTGACGAGATGTTCAAGCTGGCGTTCGAGCCTGCCGCCGCTAAGGAGATAAGCGAAATGAATATGCCGTGGGCGGCATATCAGAAGCTGTCCGAGATAGTAATATCCGCCATGACGGGACAGGAAGATACCGAGCGATTTCACGAGTAATGAAGTCTGGTACGATGTCGAGTATGACCGTGAGCTGATACGGCAGTCGATAGCAAAACAGTATCACATACTGCCGTCCGAGCAGGACGATTTGCACTATTCTGACTGGCTGAGTCTTGTATCCGGCATTATGAATGATACGCCGCTCGGTCAGACAGTGCGGATACGAAGCGAGGATAACAAGGAGATGCTCAAACACTTTTCGCCGTATGAAAACCGCATACGGCGGGAGTGGGCGGCATTCAGAGCAAAGAAACAGCTTGCGGAGAAAACTTCAAAACAGATACAGAGCGATATAACGGCTCTTGAAATGATGATAAAAAAGGCATTCGGGGGAGGTGAGTAAATGGCTGACGGAAACGGTGCGTCAGTAGGCACTATCAGCCTGTCGCTGATAATAGACGCAGAGCTTGACAAACAGCTTTCGGCTTTACAGAAAAGCATACAGTCGCAGTGGGATAAGGTCGGTGAAACTGCTGAAAAGGCACTTGCCGACAGTGTGGCAAAAGCCGCCGATAAGGCTGTAAAGCCTGTTGAGAAAGTCGGCAAGGCTGTAGAAAAGACCGTGACGCAGAGCGTTGAAAAGGCTGTGCAGAAGGTCGAAAAGCCCGCCGAAGAGGTAGGAAAGACGCTTGAAAGCTCTATATCCGAAAGTGTCGAAAAGGCTTCCGAAACGCTGGAAAAGGCGCTTGTTGAGCCTGTAAAGGAAGCGGAAAAGGAATCAGAAAGCCTTGGCAAAGCGATAAATAACAAGTACGAGTTCGGACCCGGTTATAGCAAAGAAGCTATGGATTTCGTGAACAACTATCAACCGAAAAGCGATAAGAAGAAGTCCAAAGAAAAAGAGGAGCTCCCCGAAATTGATGTCGGCAGTTTTGAAATTCCTTCCGAACCTATCGACCGTCTGAACAAAAGTCTTGAGCTGACTAACGAAAAGATAGAGCTTGCACAGGAAAAGTGGAAACAGCTTAACAGAGAAATGGCGGCATTGTCTGATAAAGACATGGCAGGCGAAAAGGGCAATGCCGTAATAGAAAAAATAAACGCCGTTGAAACAAGTATGCTGAAACTGCAGCAGCAGTCCGAAGCTACTAAAGCCAAGATAGATAAGGCAATGCAGGCGGATGCAGAAGCCAAAAAGCTGGCTGAAGCCGCACGGCAGGCTGCCGAAGCGGTAAACAAGATACCTGAAAGCACAAACAACATAAATCTGCAATCGTTACCTGTCATAGCGATGCTGATAGACAAAATGCTGCAGGTTAAAACAGCGGTAACAGAGGCTGCTGCATCAAACGAAAAAGTGCAGAGTGCGGTAGAAAAAACTACCGCCGTACTGGATTCGGGGTGTAAAAAGATTGAGCAGGTGCTGGAAACGGCCGATAAGGCGGCAAGCAAGATAATACAGCCTGTTTCAAAGGTGAAAAACACGTTGAAAACGGTAGGCACAGCGGTAAATAACTCGGTCATTGCTCCTGTGAAAAAACTGGCTTCCTCTTTTGCAAGTCATTTCAAAAGAGCAGAAAAACCTGTTGATAACCTTGAAAAGTCGGTCAAAAAAGTAGGTGCTTCTGCTGAAAAATCGCTCGGCAAAGCAAAAACTTCTGCCGGTGGATTCGGCAAGACAATAGGCGGACTTGGTAAAAGTGTCAAATCCGCACTTAAATCTACGTTTCTTATGGCAGGGCTTTATGCGGCGTTTCGTGGCATAAAGTCGGTAATGTCGGACGCTATCGGTGCAAACGAGGAGTTCGGCAACAGTGTAAAGCAAATAAAAGGCAATCTTCAGGTTGCGTTTACGCCTATAGTAAACGCTATCATGCCTGCGCTTAATACATTGGCATCCGGACTTGCCACAGCAACAAAAGCTATAGCGAGCTTTATTTCGGGGCTGTTCGGCACAACGTATAAAAAGTCGCTTGAAGCGGCAAAAAAGGTCGAAGCTGTCGGAAAAAAGGCTAAGGAAAACAGCCGTTTCCTTGCAAGTTTTGATGAGATGAATGTTGCTTCAAAGGACGAGAGCGACAGCTCCTCCTCTGATCTCTCTGCACTTGACAGCGAGGGCGATAAGACAGCCGAGGGTATCGGAAATAAGATCCGTGAGCAGATTAAAAAGGGGTTTGCTCTGCTGAAAAAGCAGTTTGCAAACGTCAAAAAGTATTTCGATACAAATTTTGCTCCGATATTTGCGGAGATAGGCAAAAAATTCGCACCCGTTATAGAGGGCTTCAAGGATAATATGAGCAAGGCATGGAGTGATATGGCAACTCTTGCCGAGCCGTTCAAGAACTATTTTACAAATAATCTGACTCCGGCGCTTCAGACAGCGTTTAAGTCAATAGGTACGATAGCTTCAGGGCTTGGAGATACGTTTAATCTTGTGTTCGGTCAGCTGTGGGATAACGTTATTTTCCCTTCGCTGAACACAATGATAACAACCGTGTTACCGTTGCTGACAGATCAGTGGACGGCGACCGCAGAGGGTATGACGACGCTCTTTGAAACCGTCAAGACAATATTCGACGAGGTTTTTGTAACCGGTGTTATGCCGATACTGACAACCTTGCAGGGCGTATGGAGCGATTTGTGGATAACCTCGGCAAAGCTATGGTCGCAGTATGGCGAACCGACGATGGAAGCTATTCAGTCGCTTATAACTTCAGTCGGTGATACAGTGCTGACGGTCTATAAAGAGTGGATACAGCCCGTTATACAGTGGGTATGTGACCTTATAAAATCCCTGTGGGACAAAGCAATAAAGCCTGTCTATGTAAAGGTCGTTGCCGTTGTCGCAAAAATCGTGGATTGCGTAAAAGCGGTATGGAATTTTCTAAAGCCGTTTGTCGATTGGTTTGTGAAAACGTTGGGGCCCACGATAAAAAATGTACTGGCGGCGGTCAAAGGCGTTTTTGACACTGTATTTACCGCTATCGGCGATATAATCGGCGGTATTATTAAGACCTTCGGCGGACTGATAGACTTTATAACAGGTGTATTTTCAGGCGACTGGAATAAGGCTTGGCAGGGAATATGCAACTTTTTCAGCGGTATCTGGAACACAATCTGGGGCGTGATCAAAGGAGTTATCAATCTGATAATCGACGGTATTAATATGCTCTGGACAGGCATTTACAACGCAGTTAAGGGTATAGTTGACGCTATCGGCGGTGTGGCAGGCGCAATAGGCGATTTGTTCGGTCAGGATTGGCATTTCTCAATGCCTGAAAATCCTCCGCTGATACCTAAACTCGCAAAGGGCGGTCTTGCGTATGCGCCTACGCTTGCAATGGTCGGTGATAACCGCAATGCAGGAACAGACCCGGAGGTAATTGCGCCTCTGTCAAAACTCAAGGACATCATCGGCGAAGGCGGAGATATGACGGAAGTCGTACTTCTGCTTCGTGAGATACTGGAGTTTCTGAAAGGTCTTAATCTTATCGCTAAGGGTGAGGTTGACGGTAAAACGCTTTACCGGTTGATAGTACGTCTGAACAAGGAGAATACATACAGAACGGGGGTAAATGCACTTGGCTAAAAATCTGATATGGGTTAAGGGTGTTCTACTCCCGCCGCCCGATATTGACGGCTATAATGCCACACGATGTAAGACGTGGGAACCAAACACCGGCAGAAATGCCGCAGGAACAACCGTCGGAAGCATACTTTGCTGGAAATACAAGATAGAGCTTAAATGGTCTTTTCTCACAGAAGCACAGGTGAAGAGCCTGCGTAATCTGTTTGAGAGCAAACCCGATTATTTTGCCGTAAAATTCGACTATGACGGCGAATATAAGGAGATAACCGCATACAGTACAGATCTCACCGCCACAGGCAAGCTGTACGCAGGAAGCGGCTATTATTACAAGAGCGTGTCAATAAATCTGATAGAAAGGTAGGTGATAGCTTGTACACAGATGTTTCGGAAGAATTTTTGACAGGCGTAAACGGTGCAGAGCCTGTCTACTGCTGCAAGCTGGATTTCGGTAATAATGTAACGGTTAACGATCTGTTCAGCGTAAGCTATTCGGGCGGATCGTGCAGTGAGAGCATAGTGCCGGGCGGAACTGTCATAGCAAACGCAAAAGTCGAGCTGTCGGCACTTCCTGCGACGGTCAGAAAGGGAAGCACTTGCACGTTGTATTTTGGCGTGAACGGCGAATACGCACCGCAGGGAGTGCTTACGGTAAAGAAAATCGAGAAAAGCGGAGAACGGTTGTCGGTAACGCTTGAGGATAACATGACAAAGACGGAAAAAGGCTATTTTTCAAGCCTGTCGTATCCGTCCACAACGCTGAAAATGCTGTCGGAAATTGCTACAAAGTGCGGCGTTGCCTTTAATACTTCGGGGCTTACGGCGGTAACAATAAAGGACAAGCCGGAGGGCTATACCTGCCGTGAAATAATCGGATATATCGCAGGGCTGTACGGCAAATTTGCCGTTTGTGACCGTACCGGCAAGATAGCATTCAAGTGGTTTGATACTACGGCGGTGCAATTGTCCGATTTTTGCTATGATACACCCACAGTTGCTACCGACGATATTACAGTCGGACGTGTGGTGTGCGGAGATTTTACAGCCGGCACAGGCACTGCGATAACATACGACTGCCTGTTTATGACTCAAAATCAGCTGAACACGGTGCAGAAGTCATTAAACGGATTTAAATACCGCACGGGTGAAATCCCGTTAAGGCTTGGCAATATGCTGATAGATGCGTGTGATATGGTGAGCATAACCTACGGCGGAGAAACTGTGAAAATTCCTGCCGCAAATATTTCTGTGACGTATAACGGCGGCCTGTCTATGACAATAGAAGCACCGGCTGAAGAACAGTCTGCGGACAGCGGTGAAAGCTATAAGTCGCCTGCACAGAAGCAGGCGGAACGAATAACCGCAGATATAATCAGCACAAAACAAGCATTACTCGAAAAAGCGGATATTGCAGAGCTTAATGCACAGATTGCAAACCTTGAAAACGTCTATGCCGCAAAGGCTGATATTACAGAGCTTTCCGTACAGATAGCCACGATTGACAATCTGACAGCTAAGAAAGCAGATGTTGAACAGCTGTATGCAAAGAAAGCGGATATAGATGAGCTTGTGGCCGATACGGCAACGCTTAAATCACTGAAATCAGATGTTGCAAACATAGATGTTCTGCTGTCGGGCAAGGCCGGCACGGGAGAGCTTACGGCTATAAAGCTGACTGCCGAAAATGCTGAAATAGCGACTGCACTGATAAAGGACCTTACAGCCGCAAACTTCCGGTCAAAGACCATCGAAACCGATGATTTTACGATAAAATCAAGCAGCGGAAAATTGCAGATAGTCGGAAACACAATACAGATAAAGGATAAAAACAATACCGTGCGTGTCCAGATAGGCGAGGATGGTAAATCCGACTATGGCATTTACGTTACCGATGCAGACGGAAAGATAATGTTCACCTCTTACGATGGCTTGCACGAAGACGGCATAAAGAGCGGCATTATCAAAAATGATATGGTAGCTGATGATGCACATATCAGCGGCAGTAAGCTGGATATATCGAGCGTTATTGACGGTATCAATGCCGACAACAGCACCTATCTTAATACAAGTAAGGTTGTCATAGACGGTACGAAGCAGACGATAAATGCAAAATTCACGGAGCTGACTGCAAGCATAGGCAGTATCGGCACTCGCACTTCCGCTCTTGAAAGCGACCTGTCTGGCTTTCGGACAACAGTGTCGGAAACATACGCCACAAAGTCAGCGGTTGACAGTATACAGATAGGTGGAAGAAATCTGCTGTATGACAGCACGGGGAACATCAAAAACGGCTGGAGCGGTACTACGGTGATAAACATCGGAGGCGGAATATCAGGAAACAGCCTTTCGATTTCAAGAACCGGGTATTCCGGAAATGCAAGATATTTCGGCATAAGCAAGCGGCATTTTCTGACCGACTTTGCAGTCGGAACGAGTTATACGCTTTCGGCGTGGATAAAGGTCAGAAGCGATGTCGGGCTTGACGCAAGCGGGTATGTAATGGCAAGATTTCGCTCGACAGATGATAAAAAGCTGTATGCCCTGTCGCTGACGGTGGGAGTCGATACTGTTAAAGACAAGTGGCTCTACTACGAAAAGACGTGGACGATAAACGACAGCGACATAGCGAAGCTCGAATGCGTAGCTCTTGCGCTTGATAAAAACGGCATGATTGAGGCTTGCAATATCAAGCTCGAAAAAGGCACTAAGGCTACAGACTGGTCGCCTGCTCCTGAGGACACCGCAGCCGAAATAACATCGTTATCAAGCAAGCAGTCAAGCCTTGAGCAAACGGTAAACGGCTTTAAGGCTACTGTTGAAAGCACATATGCGACAAACGACAGCGTAACGCAGAAGGTTTCCGCCGTAGAGCAGAAGGCTGACAAAATATCGTGGCTTGTGAAATCGGGAACATCGGTAAGCAGTATGGAGTTGACAAGCAAGGCTTTGGAGATTATTGCAAAGACCGAAATCAAAGGCGATGTAATTGTTGGCGGAGTTATCAAAAGCGGCAACTATGATGTTGCAAACGGCACCGGTATGAAGCTGACGCTGGCAACGGGCGAGTGGGACAGCAAATACTTCAAAGTAAGCAGCACCGGCACTATTACAGCTACGGGCGGAACGATAGGTGGATTTACGATAAGCAATAATTCACTGTATAACGGGCTGGACACAATTAATCACAAAGAAGGAACAAGTGAAACGGCTGGTGTTAATATCAGCGTTCTGGGAGGTTTTTCTGCGTATAACGGGGAATACGGAACTGAAATGAACGACGGGCAAATACGGTTCTATTCATTAGGTAGAGAGCTTGGGTATATTGCTCCGGGATCAACTGATTTTAGTGACTATAGCAAAACAGGAATAGGCATAGTTGCCACCAATCAAATTGGTGGTGCCGGATTATACGGACGAATAGATTTAGGCTACAAGGATAAGATGAACGGCGATACCTATATCGCAGCATACAGTGTGTGTTGCGATGGTAAAAAAAACAGTAACGATGGATTTAATTCAACTTTTCACATTAAAACTCGCTTTTCAAGTGGCATAGACGTTTCGGATATTTATTTCAGTTACGAAAACAAAACTATTTGCTCAATTGGTATTGCGGGTTACTATGGGGTAGGTGGCATTTCTCCCGATGTGTACAAATGGTTGCCTGTATTTAACGATTATGTTGCATTCAAAAGAGGCATCCTTTTCGATTCTTCGAACCCGTCATTAATTTATCATGGTGCAAACAGGTTGCTTGCGTGTTCATCATCAAAAATTGTGGTTGGCAACTCTAACTTAGCTTTATCGTTGATAGGTTCATCGCTGACATCTTCAAGTACCATATCCGTTTCATCCGACGCCCGTATGAAAAACCACATAGCCGACTTGCCGAGCAGATCTGAAAACCTTTTTGATTATCTTGACGGAAAGTCGTTTTTCTATAACGGTGACAATTCAACAGCTAAAAACTACGGCTTTATTGCACAAGATGTTTTATCCGCTTTGCAAAAATGCGGGCTTACAACAGACGATTTTGCAGGATTCTGCGATATAAACGGCGACGGCAGTCAGTATGCACTTGCGTATGAGCAGTTTATTCCTCTGATGTGGAATGAGATAAAAAGATTAAGAAAAGCACTAAGCGAAAGGAGTTAATTATGCTTAGAAGTAACAAAACAACACAGTTTGACGGTACAAGCTATATCACTGACGGAGAGGGCAACGAACAGACCGTAGCGTATTTCAGCGCTACCATAAGGACGGACAAGACCGTAACAATGAGCATGACAGTATCGAACGCCGAACTGTACGAAGAAAACAAAACCACAGTCAGAGCGGATTATACGGAGTTCCAGACTGCCGTATATACCGCCCAGGACGCAGAGTAAGGAGAAGCTATGAAGTTATCAACTGTAGTAAATGCAATCCCCGTCATAAGCAAGCTGATGAGCAAGGAACTGCCCGTCATACAGTCGTATGCTGTGGCAAAGCTGGCACGGAGAATAGATGAGGAAACTAAGCTGTACAATGAGCAGAGGCAGAAGCTCTTGCAGAAATACGGCGAACAGGACGGTGATAAATACGTTATTCGCCCTGAAAACGTAGATGTCTGCAATGCAGAGCTTGAGGAGCTGCTCAACATTGATGTTGATATACCCGAAAAGATTGATATTCTCTCGACGAATGTCGTTCTGACACCCGCCGAGATGATAGCAATAGAAGATTTTTTAGCCGAATAGGCAGAAAGGACAAAAAATGAGCAAGATACAGATAATTATTGACAGCATAGCAGGTGCTGTCGGAGCGGTTTTAGGCTTTATGTATGGAGAAGTTACGGGGCTGTTCTGGGCGTTGATAGCGTTTATGGCACTGGACTATATCTCAGGCGTGATTGTAGCGATCATAGAAAAGCGCTTATCATCAGAGGTTGGTTTCAGAGGTCTGGCAAAGAAGTTTCTGATACTGGTCTTTGTAGCAGTTGGCCATATTGCCGATACATACATACTCGGTGGAACGCCTGCCGCAATGTCGGCCGTGATGTTGTTCTACATTGCAAATGAAGGTATCAGTATTATTGAGAATGCCGCCGCACTGGGGCTTCCCGTGCCGAAGAAACTTACAAGCATTATGGAGCAGATTAAAAACAAAAGCGAAAGCGAGGAAGAATAATATGAGTGGAAAGTACAATTTAAAGTATCATGTGCTGGAAAGCAAATCAGAATACTGTACAGCGGACTACGGCACACGGGAGCTGTCTTACAGTACGCATCATGGTATGGACTTTATCAATGACGCAGGTCACGCTTGCTGTGCAATTGCTGTAGCAGACGGCGAGGTTGTGGCTGTGCAGGACGGCGTAGACGGCTTTGACGATAAGGTATATACGGCGGGCAACTTCGTGAGACTAAAGCACGAGAGCGGCGTATACAGCCGATATCTGCACCTTGTTAAAAACAGCATAAAGGTCAAGGTCGGTCAGAAAGTCAAGGCTGGTATGGTGCTAGGTATGGAAGGTAATACAGGCTACTCCTATGGCACACACCTGCATTTTGACATTAACAACGGTACGCAGTATGTAGATCCTCTGCCATACTTAATGGGCGAAAAGTCTTTTTACAAAGCAAAGAAGCCCACAAGCACGACTATTACAGTAGGAAGCAAGGTCAGAGTAAAGGCAGGAGCAACATTTTCAGACGGCACGAAACCTTTTGCGGAAGTCTACAACACCGTCTATGACGTACAGCTGATATCACGCAACGGCAAGGAAGCCCGTATCGGTATAGGTGCTCAGTGGACAGGCTGGATGTACATATCAGATCTTTATCCTGCCGATCAGCCGGCACCGTCAGCAGATGTTAAGACGGTAAAGGTTGGCGGTAAGGTTAAGGTCAATGCCGGTGCTACTTTTTCTGATGGTACAGAACCGTATCCGTTTGTTTATACGACGATTTTTGACGTTATCACGATGTCAAAGGACGGCAAGGAAGCGCTGATAGGTATCGGTACTGATGTTACCGGATGGATGTACGTTAAGGATTTAAAGGCGGAATAA